TTCAACGATTTCCTCTGTGAGCCTTGCGGCGAGTGCTGTTTGTTCTAGGTGTAGTGTTGTCATGGTCTTTGGGTTTATTATGCTTTGCTTATTGTGCAAGCTTTTTGCTTAGGTTTCTCTTGGTTGTCTGTTTTGCGGTTTCTTTTCTGTGGCACTCTACGCATAATATTTCCATCTTGCCGTATATTAAGCTATGGAAGTGTTCGCCTAGGGTTTCACGTATATCGCCCAATGGGGTCACGCCGCTAATGTGATGCACCTCATAGACGCTCCGAGCCTTCTTGCTTAGGCCGCCGCTTACCAATGGCCGCCTTTCCTTTTCACTGCATCCCATGACACGCTTACAGTCAGCGCAATCGACAACAAACCAGTTTCGGCCTGTCTTTGGATTCTCTGAGTGATAGCGGACGGACGCAATGAACGTCTTGCGACTTGTGCGCCGCCATATGGGGCGAAGGTTGGACTTTAATAGGGTGCGCATTGCGCCGTCTGTAATGCCCGTTACGGGGTCTTTCTGTCCTTTAGTTGTTGTCATGGTCAATAAGGGTTAAGACTGAGCCGCGCTTGTCAATCACTATGCCAAGGCGTGAGTCGAATTTTCCTAGCAGTTTGATTGCCGCCTCTCTGGTATGGGCGTATTTGGTAACGCTTCCAATAAAGTCGGGATCCATGCGCGAATGCCGAAAGAGTATTTTGTGCGCGGGCATTATTTGCCTCCTTTCGGAAACTCTAACAGGTGGTCAAGGCTTCCCCTTGCAATGTCTTTGCGGACTTGCTCGGCGAAAAGCTCAAATGCTGTTGGCTTGGAATCTAAGTATTCTAGGGCGGATGTGATGTTTTCTTGTGTCATATTGTTTTAGTTTTAGTGTTATTGTGCTGTGATGCCCATTGCTGAGCCTCTAGTGCCCCTCAAAGGGCTTTGGATTGTTCGTGAGGGGTAATACCCCATCTTACTGGTCAAAGCCCTCAGGGGGCTTACAGAGGGCATTGCCGTTTTCAAGCAAATGAAGGGTTAAGCCGTCTTTAAAGGCTGTTTTGCCCTCGACGTCCCAGCCTTCAATTTCCGACAATTGATATGCCGCTTGCTGTTGCATTGCGTTTAACGTAGGGTGTAATGAGTTGAATTTGAGCTTTGTAAGCATTTTCTTATTGGTTAGCGTGTTAATAATTCAGCGAAAAACAGCGCAACGGAAGCAACGAGGGCGATAATGATCCCCGCCTTAAAGTTCCCTGCAATGGATATTTCTCGCTCTGTTGGCTCTTCTTCTTGCCAGTCTGTCGGCATATGTAGCACCTCATAAGATGCGCTCTGAGCGTCTCTGACTGTAATGCTAGGGTTTGCCCTTAGCATGGCCTTTGCTTCTGCTATGGTCAAAGGGTGGTCATTGACCCGTTCAAGGCCAAACGGTGTGGATTTGTAGGCGTGTAGTTGCATGTTATTAGATTAGGATTAAGAGGACGATTATCCCTAGAATGGGGTTAATGGCGAACGCGCCGACAATGGCGCAAGTGCATATGATTATGTTTAGCATGTTATTTTTGGTTGGCTGGTTAGTGGTTTATTTGGTGAATTCTTCTTGAACTTCTGGCAAGCTTCTTAGCCAAGCCCCGCCGCCGCCTACTGTTAGCCAATTGGCAAGGCGTGTTTCTAGCTCAGTGAGGGCTTCAGGATCGCCTTGCGGGTCATGGCCTATCTCTTTACCTAGGTAATACTTTAGATCGTCTTTAACGGCCTTTAGGATGGCAAGCTGGCTTTTATTGTATGTTCGCAATGATGTCATGAGTGGTATAGTTTAAAGATGAAAAATGCGCCCGCTAGGCAGTGGGCAAGGATGAGTAGTTCTAGGATTATCATTTGATTTATTGGTTTGGGGTTAGTGAATCAAAACGCGCTATTTCTTCCATGATTAACAGGTCTAGCGCGCAAAAGCCCTCAGGGCTTAGTGTGCCAGCGTTAAAATGGCGGTCAATGCGCTTTTCTAGTGCATGTAGCTCGGAGAGGCCAGCTGCCTTGACCTTTTCTAGTAGTTGGATGAATGTTTCTGTTTCTAATTGTGATTGCTTCGTCATGATGGTCTTTAGTTGGATTTAAATGCCCCTTCAGGGGCTTTGGATTGTTTGCCAGTGTTGGCGTATACTTTACACCTCAAAAGCCCCCCAGCGGATGGCTGGGAGGCTGCTGTTGCGTGCTGCAAGGTTAATATCCGACTGAGCATGCCCATTCTTCGATGCGGTGCAGGATACTGTCGGGGATCTTGTGCAGATGCTCTCCACAGGCTGTGGTGATGTAGCCTTGGTCGGCCGCGGATTGCATACTGCCAGAGCAATTGCCGTTTGATATCCAGCCCTGTGTGCTTGGGTCGAGGTCGTTGTTAATCTCGACTTCGCAGAGGTAGTCATTGATTTTCTTTGTGTGTTTTTTCATAGTATTGGTGGTTGGTTGGTGTTAGTTGTAAGCGGATTGCTTACACCTCAAAAGCCCTCAGCGGTTAACTGAGGGCTTGTAGGGTTAGAACTCTGAAACGATGATGCCACCGTCGAACTCGATCAATTGACCGTGGTCTTGGATGTAATCGCGGATAGTATCGGCGTGGCTCTCTGATCCTTCTAGAAGGTCAAAGCGCATTTCATCGGTGAAGTAGCACCGTGCCCACTCTTGAAGGCTTTCATGCTCTGAGTATTCGCATCGCAACGCAACGCGATCAAACTCGATCTCTACCCCGCAATCTTCTTCGATTTGTTCGATATACTCAGCAAGGGCATAAGCCCCCGCCATTGACCATGCCGCGTTTTCGTCGGCCATTAGTAAGGATGCTGCTTCGCATGTGCTTAGTGTGTTTTTCATAGTGTTAATTTGGTTGGTGTTGGTTGGTTGTTGGTTAATGCTGGTTGCTCCAAGCATCCAAGCCAAGTTCTTCTGCGCGATCGTCCACTTGCTCAAAGCTTGCTGTTACTGAGTTTGATGGCTCAATTCTTCCCCCATCCGTTCGCCAGTAGCTAGATGTGCTGCACCCCTCTGGGCATTGGGGGTTGAATGAAGGTATTTTTCCGTCTATATGCTGGATGTAGCTATGTAGTGTGTTCATGATATTGATTTATTGGTTGGTGTTGGTTGGTTAGTCATCTGCATTCGACGGGCTGTGAACCGTCCCAGAGTGGGGCTGCATTACTAACTGGTGTCCCATCCCCACGTCATCAAGCGAACGAATCGCTGGCACTCTCTCCCGAGCGCCACACCGCGAGTATCTCCCGCGGGTCGGTGGTTGTTGGACTGTCAAAGAACGTGCTGCACCTCCTACAGTGCGGGCAAAGACCCCCATGTCAAGCCCCAAATGAAAATAATTGAAGAAAGTTGAAAATAACCTCAAACCCCTAGCAAGACAGGCAGCGCAGCGCACCCACCAAAGGCCATAAGGTGGCCAAGGTGAGCCCCGCCCGCCGTATATAGTCCAACACGCCCGACCATCGGCCGCCGCATATATAAGGCAAACCCGACCCGACCCGATCCACCCAACCCGATCCACCCAAAACCCCCAAAACCCACCAAAACCCCCAAAAGGTAGATTTCAAACTAACGTCTTTCACGCCGATCGCCCACAAAGCCCGCTAGCGACATTTTAGACCCAAACCGCCATTTCGACCCCCCAACCCCGTCAAGGGGCTTAAAACCGAATAATCGTCTTTGAGACCTCCGAGGGTCAACATACCCGTAGCAAATCAAAACGCCTCACAGAGCCTCTCAGGGCTTTTGTTCACTACATTACACTTGTAATACACCAAACTAGTGAACACACTCCAAGTGATAGCGAGACTCAATCTCAATAAAGAAGGGGATGCTGTGAATGTCAGATGCTGCCGCGAATGGATCACACCACCCCAAATAAACAAACATATCAACGCATCACGATACGACGATATAACATCAACGCATCAACGTATCATGATATGATGATATGACAGCAATGACAGCAGCAGGTGCAGGGGTGGAGGGGGTGAGGAGATGTGGGAATGTGTCAAAGTATCTATATATATACCACCCTACAAAAAATACATTTCAGATATCCGACCATCGTGTCGACATGTTAGATGGTACATTATTAAGCTGTAGTATATGGTAGTCGAATCGACCACATGGCTCACTTGGTATATAGTCATTATTGCGCTATACTATATGGTGGTCGAATCGACGTTCTGGGTACAGAAAAGCCACACGTTGCTAGCGTGTGGCTTGAGTTGTTTCCAAAATGGAAATAGTTGCTAGAAGTCTTCCCCGCGCACCTCTAGGTCTTCTTCGTTGTTCACACGTGCTGTTGCGATGTCGAAGTAGTCCTTGTCTAGCTCGCAGCCTTGGCGTCGAATTCAACGAATCCTTCGACCATCTCAGTTCTTCCGTGCAAGTCCCTTATCTCGCTGGTAATGTAAACGTCAATAGACAGACTGTCTCCATCGAAGTTGCTCATACAGTCGGAACACTTACGTATGGTCTTTGCGATGCAGTCCCTAGATTTTCCCTTGAATGGTTCTTTATAGTTCATTATTTACTCTTTCTGTTGCTATTTCGTAGTAGTCTGTGTATTGATGGTGTGTGCGCTGCGATTGTATAGGTAACCGGTACGCTTGGTTATTATTTGTACTGCTTCAAAGTCCGTAGTCCAAGGCATCTCACGATCCTCGAACCCGAAGTCGTAGTCATCCCGAATCAGCTTAGATATATTCCAGACATACAGAAGATGTTGGTATCCATTGACATAGATGAAGTCCTTCTTTACTGATTCAGCGATACCGATATTGGTATCAAGCTTTAGCTGCTCAATAATCCAGGGGTCATATGCCTTTCGGCGTACCTTGATTTCAACTAAGTAATCAATGCTCTCGTAATCAAAAGGACTGAACTCGTCCTCGGCTTTGATCAGCTTATTCATTTTGGGAAAAGCCAACATTATATTTTGTGCTACTTGTTCTTCTGTCATTATCCGAACCTCCCTGTGCAGTGATAGAATTTAAACGTACCTCCGATGTCGCGTTCACCTTCACGGTTCTTAGCTATCTCGTAGGTGAGACGGGTGAAACCTCCACGAGCATCTCTATCCTTAGAGGATTCAACATCTCCGTTTGAGGGATACATAAGCAGAACAACGTCGGCATCATTCTCGATGTCCCCGGAATCCTTTAGGTCATACAGTTTAAGTCGGCCATTCTTGGCTCCCTCTCGGTTGACCTGTGCTAGTAGGATAATGGCGATATTGAGATCAATAGCCATCTGCTTAATTTTGTGAGAGATACTGGCGATGCCCTCGGCCTTACCCATCTTGGAAGAGAAAGGTATGAGCTGTAAGTAATCAATGACCAGTAGCTTCACGCCGTGCTTGTTAACGAACTGTCGGGTCTGGCTGTATAGATCATCGGCACTCTTGACTGAGTGCGAGGTGTACACGGGCATTGTCTTGAGATTAGAGATAGTCTCGTGAACCCGCTTGACCTGCTCTGGCTGGGCTACGTTGTCCTCCACGCTGCGCAGGTTAACGCCGGAGATAACTTGCGTCAGTCTCTTAGTAAGCTGCTTCTGTGGCATCTCCAAGGAGAAGACTCCACAGGCGTGACCATCCTTTGCTACAGCCTGGGATACAATATACAGGGCCAGTGCTGACTTACCACAGGAGGTAGGTGCAGCTACAGTCATTACTTCACCAGCGGCTATGCCCCGATTGCCAAGCTCACTATCCAAGTGATTGGTATGCGTCTTAACAACGTCTGGCTCGTAGTCCCCTGCCTGCATCCTAGCGATGTCCTCCAGTAGCTCGTCGGCGGACGAACCGATCCCGGATTTATTCTGGCTGAATAAGGGGCGTGCAGTAATCTCGGCTTCAAGGGTGCTGCGAATCTCGTCATAGCTAAGAGCCTCGGACTCCACATTCTCGACAGCAATCCGGCAGGACCGCATAATCTCACGGAGCCTAGCCTTCTCTGCT